CGAGCGCAAGCACGGCTGGTAAAACCTGAGCAGCGAAATAATCGCGCAGCGTCATGCCATTCCAACTTTCGATCTGACCCATACCATGATCGGATTGACCGGGAAATGCTGGCATATCTTTATTTTTGGTAGTCATGTGTTTCTCTCCTTTAAAAAATCAGTTAATTTCTGTCTAGCGTCAATCTCACCAATTCCGACTATACAACAATATCCCACACCTTCCAAGTAAAGAATAATCTTTTTTTGCTCTTTACTAACACAGCCTCCTTTTTGCCTTTTCATCTCTACCCAAATTTTGAACTCTGGGATGAATAAATCAGGTACTCCCGCGACTACTCCCTCAACTTTCAATTTTGCAGCGGCTACGGGGCTTCTAATGCCTCCATTGGGCACTGCAAAAATTAAAACTCCCGGATATGTTTTGCGGAACCAAGAGACAAAATTACGCTGCTCGAAATGCTCGCTCGGTGTATCATTAATTGTCATTTCCAAACCCTTTTATTGACTTTAAAAAACTTGCCTTCTTTTATGAAATTGATCTCGCTCGGGAAAACAGAGTGATTCATGACATCTGCCATTTCAGCAATACGATCTAATTTATCCATAGCAGAGCCTAACTTTGCCCCTGACTTTTCAGCAATATCACCGAGTAATTTTATTGATTTTTCCCCAGCATATCCGCTGTGCAATACACACAAATACTCAGTTACAGGCGTATCACTTAAACACCCAAAGTAAGTAACTGCTAACATCTCTTTGCCAGTTGTTTTACTCATGTGTGACCTCCAAGCCCACCTAGTAACATCAAAAACAGTAGGGCCACCCATAATGCAGGTCGTACTTAAATTTAAAATAGTTTCCTTTGGTACTGGAAATAAAGTACCACAAGCTGGGCATACTTTAGCCGATATGTGGACAAGCTCTGAGCACGTATCGCACATCTTTACCGGTGCTTCTCCTCCTCCGCTGCCCTTTTGTTTTGGCGGCGTGATGTTAACAATTGGGCCATGGGTTGCGACCACTCCTGCAAAATCCAGCACCAAGCAATTTTCTTTACCTTTAAATGGCCTCATACCTCTGACAGCCATTTGTAAATAAAGACCTGGCGACATAGTTGATCGCAAAAAAACAATGCAATCTAAAGCGGGAAAATCATAGCCAGTAGTTAATATTCCAACGTTACACAAAGCACGTATGTGACCAGTCTCAAACTGCATTAAAACCTCATCACGCTCAGCGCTGGTTGCATTGCTGCTAAGAGATGCAGCAGGGATACCGCAGTCTATTAACTGCTGCGCTATAGCCTCAGAATGAGCAATTCCAGAGCAAAAGATAAGCCAGTGTTTTCTGTCGTCTGCCTTTTCAATAATCTCACTCACAACCCTTCCATTGTTTTTATCAGTGTTGTAAGACAACTCCATTTCTTTCAGCTTAAATTCACCGGCCAGCTTATGCAGTTTTGATGCGTCAAGCTTTAGACTTGTTGACTTGCTTCTGAGCGTGCATAAATGGCCCTTTTCTATCAACTCATTTATCTTTATCGGCTCAATAATCGAAGAAAAAAGCGCATAATCACCCTCTGTAATCATGCCCGAGCCAAGACGGTAAGGGCTAGCGCTTAAACCTACAATTCGTATCCCCGGATTGATTTCTGTTAGATCAGATATTAACTTGCGATAAGTTCCTGATTCTGTATGCGAAACGCAATGCACTTCGTCAATGATAATTAAGTCTATATGTCCCAAATCTTTAGCTTTTTTACCTATGCTTTGAATTCCAGCGTATGTAATTGGTTCGCTTAAATTCTTTTTATTTAAACTGGCGCTGTATATACCCAAGGGCGCATTGGGCCATAGCTTTCTAAGCTTTTCAGCATTTTGTGCAATCAATTCTTTGGAGTGTACAAGCATCAAAACTCTGGTATCAGGCCAAGCCTCGAGAGCACCTCTTACTAACTCTGCTATAACCAAAGATTTTCCGCTACCGCCAGGCATAGACAAAACCGGATTACCTGTTTCATTTTCATCAAACCAAGCGTATAGCATTTCAATGGCCCGGCGCTGGTATTCTCTTAATATCATCCCACAACCTTAGCATCAAATATTCTGCGAAGTTCTCTCACTTCTTCATCATCCAAAGTACAAGCGGCTGGGTTGGCTAAAATCTCTTTTGATGAGTAAACATTGTCTGAAAACTCGCCATTAAAAACAATCTTGCCGTTTATCTCATAAGCTGCTTTCATATCATCCGGGCTTTCAGCTTGTTTCCACGGCACTAAATCAGGGTGCAATACATGACTATCGCATCCGCTAAGCTGAGCCTCAAAAGGGATAATGTCATCCCACTTTTTACAGTGCCATGTGTCGTCTGATAACGATGTTGAGTGCGCGCAAGTACGGCAATTAACATGCTCAGTCAATTTACTTTCATGACAGAATTTATGCGCAGAGCAAAACCTGCACTCGAACCATGTGGGGTCTGTTGACAAAGGCTCAGGCATACGATCAGTCAATGCAATGCGCTGACCTCTAGAAATATATTTCTGCGCTGAATCATGCTCGTATTCTAAAATCTCTGTGTACATCTCATCGGTATTCTTACAAATAGCTACATACATGGCCTTGTGTATGCCAGTACCTGCCATGTAAATTTGAGTTTGCACCCAGTGCTCGAACTTTGCTTTTTTTACACCTTCTTTTACGACTTTATCAAAAGACTTTTGACCGTGAGTTTTAAACTCGCTTATGTACTTTGATTTTTCATCTCCCGGCATTCCGCTATCAATGATTGCATCAAGACTGCCCGACACGTGAGAGCCAAATGTTACTCTTTCTTGCGCGTTAACTTCTCTGACTTTAAGCCCAATTGATCGTAAGTCTTTAATAATATTTGGCTCCTCTTCCCGTCCTCTCCTAAACAACCTGAGAATTCTTCCCGGGAACTGTGGTTGTACAGCCCAGCGGAATGAAAGCCATAGCCATCGATCGCAAGCATGGCCCAAAGCAGAAGCACCCATGTGCGGACGCGGCTGCTCTTTAATAGATTCATGTTGGTTGTCGATTAGTGTTTGAATTTGGTCTGGTTTTTTTATTGTCATTCTGTATCCTCTGGCTTAAACATTACTTCTCGCATGCTGTATCGTTTTTTGCAGTCTTGAGTTGGATTTATTTCAAAATAACAATTATTGTATTTGTCATAGCCAATCCACCCTAATGCTGTCAGCTTTGGTTCTACCCATTTAATAAAATTTTCAAAAATTTCAGTATTTAATTGTAAATCAGTGCAATACCATTCGTGATTTTTGTTATCGCACAAAGTTTTTTTATATTGGTTTATTTTTTCTGCAATCTGCTCTATCGTGTATGTTGTTTCGGTTTTCATTTTTTATCCTTAAAACCCGGCGTTAACCGGGTATTTGTTTAATTAACGTTTAGCCCAAGGTGCAGCAGACGACTTAGCGCCAGTCTGCGGCATAGCTGGCTTTGGCATTGTTGACGCACTACCTGCTACTGCCTTAAATCCTTTAATGTCGTTTGAGTCACCGTACTGCTCAGACTTACGCGTGCTTAATTTAATGCTCAAATTGCCGCCGATAAGCTGGTCTGTATCTGTGATTTTTGGCACACCGATTGACATAAGAATCTGACCCAACTGCTCACGAGCAATCTCTTCCGCTTTTTGGTTTGGGTTCTTCAAATTAAGATTTCCAAAAACTACACGCCCCTGGTGTGTTGGCCCTGTAATGCTGTATTTAATAGCTACGTACTCGCCAGTTCCAGCTTTTGTCTCTTTAATTTCTGCACCTGTAATTGTTGCGCTATACCAGCCGTCTGGCAGCACATCAAAGCTTGTCTGCTGTGCTTTTGGAAGGTCTGCAACGTCGTAAGATTGGTTTAAAAATGCCATGATTATTTACTCTTTAATATTTATTGAAAATGAAGGACGACCGGATTTTGATGTTATCGCACCAAAAAGCGGTTTTGTTACTGACTCGTCAGTCTTAGACCATGCAGCAGCGTTTATCTCAGCACTCCAGCGAAAAAGTACACTTAAATGATCTTCAAGACCAGCCTCGAGGGCTAACTCTTGCAGGAGGTCTTTGTCAACTTTGCGTGTGATTCTTGTTGTTACTTTTATTAATTTTGTTCCGTTTCCTAATGTTTTAACTCCCTCTTCTAAATTTGTAATTTGTTCTAGCTCGATAATTTTGTCTTCTATTTCCCTACGCTTTGAAGTCGCATAATTTTCTTTGTCTTTGTAAGAAGACCATTGTTCGATTAGTTCGTCAATTGTCATTGTTTATTTTCCTGTTTGACTATCTAAATCTGTGCAACCTGTGCAAGATACGCAATCTGTGCAA